TAGCTGCGATATCTCGGTAGTCAGCCCCGAGCATACCTAGCCCAAGGTTCTGAAACCCTTGGGCCATACGTGGGTCTAGGAACGCAGAAGAAGCTCCCGGCTGAGCGAACAGGGCAGACACAAACGGATCGTACTGCTGCCCTAGTCCGTAGTATCCACCCGGAGCGTACCCTCCAGAGAGGAGAGAGCCTATAGCACCTTCAGTAAGACCGTAGCCTAGATCGTTTAGATTAGCTGCCCTAGGGTCTAGATTAAACCCCACCCTAGCGGGAGTCTTCTTGCCCCACTCAAGATCAATACTACCGAACCCCGGAGCAAAGATATCCGTAGGGCGAGCAAGGGCAAGCTTAGCCCCTTCCTTAGCTCCTTTATTACCGAATACAGAATCTACTAATCCCATGCCTCTACCCCAAGGACAGTCTGGTGTTCCACCACACCGTTTATTTTACAGGAGTTCCTGAGCACTCCCTCTCTCTTGAATCCACCACGTTGAAAGAACCCCATCTCGCTTTTACGAGAATCAGGAATCAGAGCTACAAGCTTACCGAAGCCGATGTTAAAGCTGTGCTGAATCATCTCTTTACAAAGCTGAGCCTGTAGTTCTTTATCATCCTTGTACCTGGCCAGCACCACAGCGTCTGTGAACGCTAGGTGCTGGTCCATCATGAACAGGATACCCAAGCCTATGATGCGGGATTGCCCGCTTTCCTCAGCCTCAAGTAGTAAGAACACCGTACGGTCTGGCAGGGTGTCGATAGACTTACCTAGGATCTTACTAATGAGACCGACATTACTAGTCGGTCGAATCATTATCACCTCACAGAAACAGGAGTATCGGTACCAGCACTGCTAGGATATGTCCGTACGTATAAGGCATAACTGCTGCCTTGAGTACACTTACAAACGATACTCCTAGATCCACGTAGATATGACCCCACTCTTTAGGATCTTTGATCCGTACAGTGAAGTTCTGTACTGTCTCGTACAGATTCTCCTTCAAGGTGTCAGAGAACCCTACCAGCTCTGCTTTAGCTTTATGAATTTCAAATGCCATTAATGCAGCTCCACTATTTCAAAGCTGGTGAACTCAAGCCCAGCAGCAGTAGTAACACCGTCAGTGTCAGAAGTAAGATATACTTCTAGGTACTGTCCAGCAGACAAGCTCGTAACCTTGGTAACTTCCAAGCTACGGGTTAGAGAGTTCGCTCCAGAGTCGTTCCTTAGCATCGAGGAGCCGATAGTTGTACCGTTCTTACGGATCTCTAAAGTTGCTTCATCTGTGCTATCTAGCCCAGTAAACGTTACCCTTGCTACGGCAATCACACGACAAGCAGCCGTAGCTGTATAACGGTAATTCGTAGCACCATCGTAACTACCACGAACTAGAGTATTATGATCAGTACTAGTGAACTGGATCTTGGTCGCAGAAGTAATAGGCCCTTGGGTGCTGCTTCTATAGAACACACCAGAAGCACCGAGCGTAAGCTCAGAGCCGTTCTTGTAGTAATTAACTGCGTTAATCGTACCAGCGCCTTGATCTCCACCAGTTGCAGCGTTAGCGTACAGTCCGTGCCCGATCTGGAATCTGGTGGCAGTAGTACCAGCGATCTGCGTACGGAAGTTCATACGAGCGTCTTCAGATCCATTAGTAGGATCTATGATCTCACCTTCAATGAACGCATACGTAGTCTGGTTCCCACCAGAATCGTAACCGTAGAAGATCACCCTGCCAAGGATATCATTCGCAGCAGGAGAGGCTGATACCCGGACAAGGTTAATAGCTGGTCCAGCCAGAGCACCATCGTCTTCGTCGTTAATAGTGAACGCACCATTAAAGACGCTGCTGCCATTGAACGTAGCAGTTCCAGTGAACGTGCTGGCACCAGTCACAGCGAGAGTACTGGATAGCGTGGTAGCTCCAGTTACTCCGAGGGTACCACCGATACTACCGTTACCAGTCGTAGTGATGCTGCTGCCAGTGATAGCAGTGAAAGCGCCAGTACCCGGAGTTACACTACCTATAGCAGGAGGAACCTCGAACACATCGAACAGTTTCTGTGGAGTGATGATCTTAGTGTCGAGAGTTCCTGCACGAGCCTCTGCCTGAGTAGCTACCTCAAGACCACCCTTAGCAGACTCAGTAGCATCAGGGATCACAGAGGCTGACAGCAAAGTGCTGGCATTCAATCCAGCATATCCGTTAGCTATACCTTTGTTAGCAGTGTCTTCCTTCGTAGCGATAGCTGTCTGGATAGCATCGAACTCTACGTCGAAGTCTGCACCAAGAATGATCTTCTCTGGATCACCAGTAGTGAGACCGTCCTTGACACTGAAGTCAGTGGTAGGAGTATAATTAGAAATGATAGCCTCCTAGGCGGCTCATGTATTAAACCGTCCACGCTTAGCGATTACATTGAACTTCTGGTACGCAAGGGGATAAGTAACCTCTCCTTCCACACCAAGACGAATATACTGGGCGGTCTTAGCCACGTTGAAATTCAGCTCACGGAGAGCAAGACCACCGGAGAACTCACCGATACCGAACTCAGCTACGTTCCACTCATCACCACCGTCACCCGTGAGAGTGATACTCTTAGTCCAGCAAGGAGCAGTCTCGAAGTCTTTGTACAGCTTAAAGGTTAGAGAGCCCGCACCCTCTACGTACAGAGTGCTGGTCCATTTCTTCAGGATCTTGGTGAATGCCTCGAAGTCATCACCAAGAGCAAGCCAGCCAGACTGATACTCAGTGGTGAAGTTACTCCCGAAGTCAGAGGCTCCACCGTACTGAGCGATCTCTCCGAGCGTCAGTCCAAATACTGTGTCACCACTAGCACGAGTAACAGCAGAATGAACCCGAGGTAAAGCCCATTCAGTGCAGCGGTAACTGCCATCTTCCATCGCTCCTTTAGTGTTCACACACACCTGACGACCAGAGCCTGCGAAGACCAGAAGATAAAACCCTTTCTCTTGGTTATACGTGCTACGGATAAACCCAGAGTTGCCAGAGACTAGTCCACTTAGGTAATCGCGAATAGTTCCTGTTACCGTAGTAAGTGGATTATTCTTTTCTTGTATTACCCGGATCAGACTCTGAACACCATTAGGTGAGAGGTACCACAGGTCACCTTCACCGATGTTCTGGATAGTGTCACGGTCTACAAGACCAGTACCGCTGATGATATCCTCTACGAACAGGTTAGCTGGATCTAGACCGACAGTGCTTCCTACACTGTCAGCGAATACTACGATGTTCCGCTTACCGAATACGATCAGTCGATTAAACGCCGCCGCAATTCCGATAATACTGTCAACATCCCAGATAACCTCCATGTCGATACTACCAGCACCAGCGCCACCCCAGTCAGTTTCATCAAGAAGTCCGCAATACTTGATAGTTCTGTAATCGGAGTCAGCAATCCAAAGTCTACCAAAAGCTGCAACACCAGTATTCCCAGTTGGGATACTCCCAGACCCAGCAGTAATAGTGCTAAAGTTCCCTGTACCAGTATAGATAATTGGGTTTTCACCTTGGAGAACTCCTACGCACTTATCCTCAAAGTTCATGAACTGCCAGTTATTACTGGTAGTGCTAACAGATCCAGTGATATCAGTGAAGCTGTTCGTACCAGACCAGAGCTTGTTATTCGCAGCACTGATGATCGTCACCGTACCATCAGCTTTACGGTACTCATGTACCTGCTGGATAGTAGGAGTACTGGTCATAGCACTGGTAGTGATATCCGTCAGTCCTTCACGAGCAGTGAGACGGTTATCATCATCAATGATCAGGTTCAGTGCCTTAGTACAGAACCCCGGAGGCATGAGGGTATTCTCAGCCTGCTTATTCAGACCGAGAATACCGGGGGTAACCAGAGGTACTGGTATAAGCTGTCTCATTCAGGAACCGCTACCTGAGTTTCATCGCCAGTATCTTGGAAGATCGCAGCGTCCAGAGCCTCGTAGTACTTCTGGTACGCAGTGCCTACAGCAGGCCCAAGCTCCTCACCACGCTCATCCAGAGCTTTAGCGAATGCCCCTAGGATAATAGGCATATGAGGAATCACTACTACGTCAGTGGTATCCTCAAGGTCCGCACGAGGTACGTACCAAGTCATCAGCACACGAACTGTCTCAGAGGGTACGTCAAGGAAGTACAGACTGTTCATGTCTGTATCGTTCTCCCTGCTAACGTACGTGTAGAACCTCTCAGGACGGTTCTGAGAGCTGGTCTGCTCTCGGTACCGCAGACTCTGACCCTGCTCCTTGGGTACCCATACCAAGGGGTACCCGGTACCGTTAGTCACAGAGTCAGCAGTAAAGCCCCATGCAGCAGCTTTCTGCTTACCAGTGTAAGGATCATTCAAGAACACCAGAGAGCTGTCAGTAGTGATCGTGTCACCACCAGAGATCACATCTCCGTACACATCATCAGTAGTGCCAGAGAGGATATACCGCTGCTGGCTAGCCACAGTGGAGAACTGGATATCTTTCTTCAGTGCTTCCCACTGGTGTTTACTCTGAACCTCTCTGTGAACCTCATTCACGAACTCAAGGATCAGAGCAGTGTAGTCGTCAGAGAAGTTACTAACTGTGTCTTCCCTGAGACGAGTAAGCACAGAGTTAACTAGTTGAAGAGCTGTTTTACTCATATTTAAAACTCAGTGCAGATCCAAACAGACCCATCGCCATCAATAGTTGCAGCAGAAGCGTTAACTTCAGAACGCATTTCAAGTCCGATAGTACCGCTGCCTGTACACTCGAACACACACTCTGCTATATAAGATCCAGAAGCACTCGTTGAACTAGTAGCGTTACCAGCACCAATGTACTGGTCAATAGTTCCTTCTCTAGAAGATTGAGAGGTCACAGCAGTAGCGTTACTCATTCCTACGTAATGGAATCCATACACAGTTCCAGTTGCAGTAGTTAGCACCCTGCGTAATCCAACACCAGTGGTGTTAGCCGCTGAGTAAGTTCTCAGCATCCATCTGATATAGTATTTCTTACCAGAGGTAACCGTAACATTAGATCCTGTCACGGCAGACCACACACTGTTAGACGAAGAACTAGTTGTGGTTATCGCACCGTAGGTGACTGCAACTCCACCTCCAGCAGGGGTAGCCCATGTCTGGTCTCCCCTTAGGTACGTAGTATTATTAGCAGTACCTGAACCAAGTCTAGCCGTGTCTATAGTACCGCTAGTAACAGCACTGGCTGCATGAGAGTGTGACGCAGCAGCAAAATCTCCAGTATCAGAAGTAGCTGCTGTCCCTAGCCCAAGAGTGGTACGCTGTGTAGCAGCGTTGGCATCATCAAGAAGGGCTTTACCTGCTGTAGTGATATCTCCACCAAGCTTAGTGGTAGTAACTACACCAGAATCAATCGTCCATGTAGCACCAGATCCACTGACAGTGATATCACCTTTATCACCATCAGATACTCCCCCTGAAGAGGGAGTGTCCCATCCAAGATCCTCAGGGCCAGTCCCAGTACGCTTAAGGTACTGCCCGGTACTTCCACCTCTGAGGAGTTTCCAAGGAAGGAACTTCATAGGCTATGCTATCTCCAGAGGGTCAGGGGAGCCGAAGCTCCCCATCCCCATCACACTTAGGCCGGAACGATAATCGTTACCAGACCTTCCTGACGCAGTACTTTCGTACCGTAGATCGTGTCGCTGGTGTACAGAGTTGCAAGATATTCCTGCATGTACTGAGCCTGCGAACGAACGTTCAACTGTTCTACAAGGGCAAGAGCGTCCTTGTGGAACATCAAGCAAGCACGCTGGTCAGCGGTGCCACCATCGTCGTCGATAGCTGGGCAGTTCGTCGAGACATACACCGGAACGCCATAAACGTCACCGATCAGACCCGTACGAGCACCGCCCGTCATACCACCACCAGCAGCGTCAGCACGAACGAAGAAGTCCGAGTCAACACCGAGAAGGTTATTCTTCTCTACCGGAGGTACAACGAGAGCACGACCAACGAACGGAACGTCGTCGTCATCTAGCGTCTGGATAACCTTGCGGATACCAGCCTTAGCCAGAGCCGCAGCGTTACCAGCGTTAGCGTTAGCAGCCGGGTTCCACGCCGTCGAACCGTCAGAACCGATTACTGCTACAGCAGCATCGGAACCAGCGTCGTAGTCAGCAGCAGAGATATCCGAGCCAACAGTCGGTTCCGTACCGGACTGGTCAGAACGACCGAGCATATGAATACTCCAGTCTACCTGACGTGCCAGCGCGTAGCCTGCGTCGTCGGTGATATACCGACGATAGCTGTCCAGCCCTTGGATCTCAGCCATATCTTCGATCAACCGGCTGTACTCAAAGTGCTTATTGATCAGCACTTGAATCTCAGTCGGAACGTCATTGATCAGCGTTACTTCCGTAGCGTGCGCCTTAGCGGTCGCAGAGCCACGTACCGGAGCCGGGATATGGAAGGTATCACCCTTCTTACCAACGTGGTTGAACACAGTCACGAGGTTTGCCATTACAAGATTCTTCTTGTACGCAGAAATAACCTCGTCGGACCAGAGTTCAGGGATAAATACCGCATTCTCAGTAATGCCGATGGCATTAGTAGGAGCAAAAGCCATTTTAAGTTCCTCTTAACTCAAACAAAGTTTTTAGTTCGATATGCCTCCTGCAATTCCTTCATGACTTCCGGGGGGATGCTCTCCCCTCGCATCAGTGCCTGTCGGTACTTCTCACGAGAGATCGGCTTCCGTCCACTGGAGCCAGCAGAGCCACCCGTAGGCCGCTCCGTGGTGATTGCAGAGACACTAGGTTCAGGGGAACCCTTCTGGGACTTATACAGCTCCAACAGTGCGTCAGCGGCCTCAAGGTCGCCACGCGCAGCATGGTTAGCTAAGTACGCATGGGGGCCAGAGTTCGCCCACTGAATGAACTGCTGGTCTGCGAGCAACTGTCGAGCTTCAGGATGCTTACGCTCGAATTCCTGAACACGAGTCTGGGACTTAATCCCCTGGATCTCCTGCTCGTACTTCGAGAGTTTCGCCTCCAGCAACTTCTCAGTCGCAGTCTTCGGGTTCGTAATAAAGTCATCGTCGCTGAGTTCAGGCTCCTTCGGCTGCTCACGCTGCTGAAGCATAGCCCGGTACTCACCAAGCTGTCTCCCTTGCTCCCCAACAAGTCGCTGTGCATGTTCAAGCTGTTGGCGCAGAGACTCTCGCTCTGCTTGAATCTGCTCCCACGTAGGCTGTGCCACAGGTGCAGGTTCATTCCGTACGCTCTCAGGAACATGGTCAGCCTCAAGGCTGGACAAAAGATCAGTCATTTTCTCTCCTAACGGACGTTACCTCTGGCTACCCGTTACCGGACCTTCGTGTACCGCTCCCCGCTTTTATCTACAAGTTCACCACCTTTGTCCCACTGGCTCCTCTGACCGGAGTAAGAGTACGTCCCGTGGTCCTTCAGTGACCGTTCTTCAAGCTTCTGCTTCTGCTTACGCATCTTGGTCCAACGGTCCCCACTCTCCATACCGGCGAGCCAGAACCCGTTGTAGTCAAGACGCGGAGCCGCTGGAAGCTTCTTCATGAGCACTCCGCAGAGATCACAGGTAGGAACCTCGTCTCCACGGATAAAATGCTCCTGAATATCTCCACACTCAGTACACTCAAAATCAAAGACCCTGAGCATGGGAGATCCTCTCTTCTCCTGCGTCTTCCACGGCACGATCACGTTCAACCTGCCGATCCTGAATCAGGAGATCAATACTTGAGTGGTAGAAGTCCTCGTAGTCTACGAGTTGCTTCATGATTGCGAACTGTCCTTTAATGATAAACAGTTCTTTCTCGTTAGTTGCTGCAATAGCCCGTTGAGGGAGTACGTCGATAGCGTCTCGGTGCTTCTGCACGAATCGCTTCCAACCTTCAGTACCGAACATTTCCTCGAATGCTCGTACCTCAGCTACCTCATCAGGAGTCAAGAATTGAAGATCCACTTGCTTCGCTTACCTCTCAGTAGGCCCTTTACGGGCGTCTAGTGAAAGCCGAGCAGCCTCCAAGGCTGTGCGGCGGTCCTCTTGATCAAGGCGACGATCCTCTTGCTGAGAGCGTCGTACCTCGATCCCCACTTTCTCATCCTCAAGTTGCGTAGTGATAGTCAGCTTCTGTACTTCCGCAAGGAGCTTCTGTATTTCCGCCGTCATCTTCTGCACTTCAGTCTGAGTCTTCATGTTCTCCAGTTGCAGGCGCTGAAGCTCAAGCTGTTGAGCTTGCAGTTGCATCTGTTGAGCAGCTTTCTGTTCCTCAGATACCTGAGAGTCTGCCTCAAGTGCCTGAAGGATCTTACCTTTGTTCGGAGTACTGGAACTTTCTACGTACCCACGGATCAGCTCCCTTTGGGTGAGCGATCCTTGGGGTACGAGGGAGATCATCTGGATCAATCCCTGTTGCTCCATCTCTCGGGCTACCATGCCGAGAGCGCCGTTGATAATGAACTTAACATCAGTCTTGGGATAACGCTTATCGAACTGTACGTACCGCATCAGAGTCTTCTTCACCAGAGGGTGAAGGAAGTTCCTGTCAACGTTATCCATGGTGAGCTTCGCACGCTTAACGAACACACTCTTGCTGATGCTAGCACCAGCAGCAGTCTCGCTCTGCGCTACGTCACGGCTGAAGCCAGAGATATCCATGGCCCCAGTCCCAAGATGCACCATACGCTCCAGCTCCTGAGTCTGCTGGAACGTAGCTGGGCTGATCTGCCCCATGTTCACGGGGGCTACTACCTGAGATGTTAAATCCCACTGCCCAGAGACAGGGATCTGACGACCGGGACGAGGATTCAATTGGAACCGTCGTCCACCAAGAGCACCGAGGTTATACAAAAACATCGGGGCAGCAGTGTAAGCCATCGCATCTAGGCGCATTCTGTGTTCTGCGTCGAGAGCCTTCTGAGGGTTAAATCCCTTCTCAGCTACACCCCTGCCCCAGAACTTACCGGGTACAGATTCATGCTGATACGCGATAAACGCTCTGTCCTGAAGGAACAGAGGATTTGTTTCTGCCTTTAGGATCACCCCCTCATTACCGATAGTTACGATTGCTTCTACCAGTTCATCGCCAGAGTCAGGGTCGATGATACTCTCTTCCCTGTACTGCACAGCGATATCTTGCTCCTCAGTGTCCTTAAGGAGCTTCTTGGGTACGAGACCATGGTACTCAGTGATCAGAACATTCTCTCGATCTTCGTAAGTACTTGCCTCGAAATCTTTACGTCGCCCGGAGTCGTTAAGTTCCTTAGATACTGCCCCGTACGGTGTGATGTAAGCCTGCTTGTACACACCGCTAGACATTTTACGGAGAACAGAGCTGAAAGGGACAAAC